TGCAATCGTTTTCTGTGGAGTCGTAGAACCTTGTTGGTCGTAAAGATAGAGATTATCTTCCATGAAATTAGTGAACCGTCCTAAAAGCCCACGAATGTAGCCTTCTTTGTCGTGAGTAAGCGGTATATTGATATTTTCACCTGCAAACTGCCTTAACATCCTAACGATAGTGGTAACAGGTTTCATCTCATAAGAAGCAATACAGACCTTCTTATCCTGCTTAATCAATCCTAGTGCTATCTGACCTGTTACCAATGACTTGCCGCCACCGTTCCCACCCGCATATACCGTAACCTCGCCTAATCGAAATTTAACGTCTGCGTGAGTTTTAGACCACGGCATTACAGCATCGTCAGTCTTTTGAGGATCAACGTAATTCTGGTATATCTCGTCTAGCCAGCTTGTTGCTGATTTAACATTAGCCGATAAATCTGTATTTTTATAATACTTATCAAAATCAATATTCTCAGATTTAATTATTTGACGATCTTCAAAAAGTCGTTCCGCTATTGCAAAAATATTATCCGACATATTTAACTGCCTCCATTATTCTAGATTGTGCAACTTTCATCCTAGTTCTATCTTCTTCCGATAGTGGTAGTCCTTGACTCATCGTATAAGCAGCTACGCTTACTACCCATGCCTCGAATTCAATGACTCTGAGCAAGTCTGAAGCATAATACTTTCTCTTGACTGGAGGCAAGTCTTTATTTGTGTCTGGAAATAAATCACCAATTTCCATACCAATTGCGCCCATTATTTCCTGAACGCTACAGTTGGCAAAGCATTTCATTAAGATACGACCATCATCTAGTTCTCGTATCGCTAGGCTAGGACTCTTATCGCTATGAGCAGGACAGCAAGCCGTATAAGCTCCGTTACGACCTTTAACCTTCTCTAGTCGGCTGAGTATGTTCTCTATCATTTCCACCCCATGATTGGCTTTTGAGTGGATTTAACTTCATCTAACCATTTAGTAGCATTTAACCAAGTAGCTGGATAAGGAATAAATTTCTCCTCAGTCTCAGATAATTTCTGTGCGCTAATAGCTTTTAACATTAGTGCAACAGTTTCATCGTTTGGTTTAATCTTGTTCCATGCTTTCTCAGCAGCACCTCTACTTGCCTTTCTTGGGTATGCTTTCCAAAACTCATCAAATCGAGCAATAGTATTATTTATAGATGAAGATGAAGATGAAGATGAAGGGGTTGGTTTTTGCTTATCCTTAGGGACAACCTTAAGGTTAACCTTATAACCTTCCTTTAATGCTGGATTTCCTCCTAATTTTCCACCTAAAGCCCTGATATTCCTTAAGTTTTCATCTCTAATCATCCTTCGACTAAAGATTACTCCGTCTGTTGTCAAATCATATACACCAGCTAACTTAAGCTCATTAAGCCAACCTTCAACAACGTCTAAGGTTTCCCCAACCATACGTGCAAGGTTATGTGCAAGGATAACCTTATCTCCAACCTTTAAATGCCCATAAGGATTACCTTCGTGCATATAACAAATCATGTCTATCCATAAACCTCTTGCTCCGGTAGAGCACGATCTTAAAGCTGTATCTCTTAACCAATCTGATGGGTAAAATTGAAAGGATGGTCTTTTCATTTCTTTATCCTTCCGTTATCCCATTCTTCAACCATTTCATCATGAAAATCACGGACTAAAGCACTAACTTCCCATGCTTGATCTGGAGTTAATATTATTGTTACCTCTTTACCAAACTCAAAAGAATCTTGCTTAATTACTAAACATCCAATATCACTTATGTATATTTCGCATCCTTCAGAACTTCTAAATTTCAACATGGCTTTCTCCAATAAAAAAAGCCTTAGGTGAGACTCTCATTAGATCAGCAATCTAATGTTGACGGACTGGTAGGTACCAGCAGAGTCCCATCTAAGGCTTACCTATTAACGCGCCGTCAAGCACGTGACTACTATATCGTAACTTTTCTTTTGCTGCAAGTACGGCAAATTTCTGAAGTTTTGAACTGTATAGCACTTCTTGTCTGCTTGCAACTAGGACACTTCTGCATAGAGAAGTTATATATCGTTTTTACTTTGGTAACGGACGTTGGACTTGCAGGTTTTGAAACTTCGTCTTTCAATTGGCTGACCTCGTGGGCTTACGGTAGGTGGGAACGTCTGTAACGGCTTAAATGGTGGTGCAGTTCTAGGTGGAACTAAATCAACCTTATCATCTATTTCGGTAGGTTTAGCCTTAAAAATAGGAAAGAATACATCGCCAATCTGGTTAATGCAATGCAATTTAGCTAACTTTCTAAGGTCTCGTATCAGATTCCAAGTCTCAGTAGCACCTAACATTCCATGCTTTTCTATTAACCTTTCTATGGTAATGCCGCCTGATTTATTGACTATTTCGATAAGTAATTCTCTGCGACTGCCTATTCGTGGTACGTACATAAAATAATTTCTAAAGTTGTTGACATACAATATTACATCGTTTAATGTTGAACCGTAGCAACACAATATCAACCCACTAGGAGAATACTATGAAAACATCAAAAGTTCGCACAATTAATGAAGGTAGCCCATTTGAAAACACATACGATCTTGTCGTTGAAGTCTTAGTAGATGGCAAATGGACATACTTTCAAGGATTCAATACGCTTAGTAACGATTATGCATACACAGAAGCTCGTCAAGCAGAGCAAGCAGCAAAGGCTATTTATGAAAACTGATATGCATAATTGGGAAGTAGCTGAAATTGTCTATGCCTTACGCCTACTAGCTGACAACTTAGACAAGAAGCCACGAACAACTCAAGAGCAGGAAATACTAGACATAGCTTACGAGGCATTGTTAGTAGCTCCTAGAGAAATACACGAACTTGTTAATATTTTAGAATCAAATGATAACTATGAATAAATTGCTTAACACTAATGATTTCTTTGCACGTAAGCCACTATTATGTGGTGTAATAATAGTTCTTCTATACATTTTGGCTTGCTCAATATGACCGATGAAAAGAACATACTCTACAAAAAAGACTACGTTATCTCCGCTAAGACGGACATTAGGAAAACTTTTGCTAAATTTAGAAAGGATCAAAAAGCGGCTGAGAAAATATCAACTGTTAAGGAAACACAACCTAACAATGTGGTTCAGTATAAAAAATTCAGATAAATAAATAGGAATCTACTATGAATAACGACTATCAATTACAAGAGCAACACGAGCAACAGCAATGGCTTGTATATAGCAAGCTGCAAAAAGCCAGAGTATTACTACAAGAATTACCGCTCAAGAAGTCAGGCTTTAACTCATTCGCAGGATTCAAATACTTTGAACTGGCAGACTTCCTTCCTAGCATTAACGTCATCTTTGACAATCTAGGTCTATGCTCAGTATTTAGCATTAGTGAAGGTGTAGCAACACTACGTATTTTTGACTCAGAGTTCGGTGGAGTCGTTTACTTCAGGAGTCCAACAGCAGAAGCAGGAGCAGGTAAAGCACCACCAATCCAAGCTCTTGGTTCAATGCATACCTACCTTCGTCGTTACCTTATGCTCAATGCCCTAGAGATTACGGAGCATGACGCTGTAGACGCTACGATAAAGAAAGATGAACATAAGTCAGCCAAGCCTATTACTGTTGACGTTTACGATAGCATGGATGATGAGACTAAAGAACTCATAGAAAACATAGCTATGGATGTACGTATGCTTATGCAGCGTGATGATATGCAGGGAGTCATTGATTACATTAATTTGCAAGAGTTTGACGCAGATACAAAGACAGCATTTTGGAGTAGGTTAGATAGTAAAGAGCGTAGTGCAATTAAGAAATTTTCAACAGGGAAATAATATGGCAACTGAATTTGATAATACCGACCGTGGAGTCCTCTACCGCAATGAGAATAAAACGAGTGAAAACCATCCAGACTATTCAGGTAGCGTCAATGTATCTGGTACTGATTACTGGCTATCTGGTTGGCTTAAAGAATCCAAGAAGGACGGTAAGAAGTTCTTTAGCTTATCGGTACGCCCTAAGGGTGACGCAACGCCTAAGCCAGTCAATAAGCCAGTAGTAGCGGCTGATCCTGACGAAGATATTCCTTTCTGATCTCGCAGCCACACTCCTCCGTGGCTTTAACAGGGGCTTCGGCTCCTGTCTTTTTATTCTGGAGTAACTATGAAATTATTAGATGTAATTAAGAAGATTTACGGTATTAATAATGACGCAGAACTATGCCGTACATTAGATGTACCTCCTCCAACTATAAGCAAGATTCGTAACGGAAAAATCAATGTATCAGCAGACATGATCTTAAAAATCCATGAAGTTTTAGGTATGTCAGTTAAAGATATTAGAAAGCTGTTATGAAAGTAATAATGTATGTAGTAGCGTTTTTAGGGCTTATATGGCTGTTTTCTGGCTTAGTTACTGATAGGGTACAAGCATCCTATAAAAAGGGCTACAGAGACGGTTTTAATAGCCTTGCTATCGATTCTCAATGCTCTGCTTGGCTAATGAAATCTGATCTTAAAGAAGCTAAACAAAGAATCTGCGGAAAATGACAGAAAGTGACATTACGCGATGAATGACGATCAATTCTTCGGTTGGTGGAATGGAGACGATTTAACTCCAGACAATGATTTTCCTAAAGATAGTCCTATATGGTGGGCATGGGAAGGATGGCAAGCTGCATTACGCGAAATGAATAAAGAAGCTGAGAAGAATGGGGAGTCATTATGAAATGTTTACGTTGTGGAGAAGTTAATCCAGCAGAAATACATACGTGTACACCTAAAGAGTCTTTTGAGTATTGGAATGCTGTAGAAGGATGGGTAACGATTGAAGAAGTGCGCCAGCATTTTGATACTGCTGGTTGCGGAACAATTTACAAAACTGGTGGTGAAGGTCGAGTGCCACTTTATGCTGCACCACAGCGTGAATGGGTTGGACTAACTAATGATGAAATTGACGATATATGGGCTAAATTCAATGATGGATATGGAATTATAGAAGATACATTATGGGGATATGAACGAGCCATTGAATCCAAGCTAAAAGAAAAAAACAGCACGCCCGAGAAGATTATACAAACTTCGAACAACAATGACTAAGAATCCTCGTAAACGTAAGGTTGATTACGACTGGCAAGCCGTTATAGATGGGAATCGTACAGGCATTACTAACGTAATCAGAGGAATACGTAATGGTGAAGTTGACGAGTTAGAGCTAGAAAAACTTAATAACTTTGTGCAGTTTTCTCTAGCGTTAATGCAGTTGTCTGGTCCTACTAAGTGGGCACAAGCAAAGATGAACGCTGAGATGATGAATTACATAAAATCTATTAACTCATAAACTTTTAGTTGTTGACGCAAACTTGCTATTTCTGCATCACGCTCGTTTAGTTTTTTCTGCAGACTTTCACTTAATGAGTAAACTGCCGCAATTTTCTCAAACCGTTGTTTATGATCCTCAAGCATCATATTAAATAAACGCTCTGAAGCATCGATCTGTTTTTGCATAAAGTCTGACATAATAATTACCCCACTTCTATTACTTGCCCACGGAAATATACTAAGCCTTCGGAGACAACTTCACATAGCTCAGGAGGCATTAACTTGCCCTGCCAGAACGTCAATACAGCCCATCCAGAACGCCAGTTGCGTGAATTATCTTCCGCATATTCGAAGGAAGGGTCATCTAAATTAGCCATTGTTCCAGTATCTACGCCATAACGAGTACCAGTATAGTCAGTCCACGGAGTAACTTTAAGACTGTGCAAATGACCAGTAACAATGCTAGTGCCTGATTTCAGCGTATTGTTATAGACAGCATGAATTCCGTTATGCCAACGATGTTTAATCATCGTATGCTCGTTCACCATTATTGACGTAGAGAACTTCCAACGTGGGAAATGATCCGTTAGGTTCATCCCATGCACACCATCAAATGCAGTCCCAGCTTGGGACGCTAGACGAGTGTTATAGCGAAGGTCATGATTACCCCACGTCCAATGCAGCTTCGCACTCTTAGATGCGCTCTCAATCTCATTTAAACGGTCTGTACAGGCTTCTAACTCCTGTTTTACGCTAGGTAATGATTGCCAGCCTATAGGGTCATGCCTACTTACTGATGCACCATCAAATACGTCTCCGTTCATAACGATCATTCGTGGCTTTAATTCAGGTATTAACTGAACGAAAGCCTTATGAGCCGTTGATATAATTCCCGGATAATAATGGCAGTCTGAAGCTACCATAATCACACCGTCATCCATCTCTACATTAACTCTAACTCCATTACTAGGAATGGTTATATTGAATGTAGGGCTACGAGTATCGTGAGCAGTTAATGTAATAGAAAGTTTATTCTCTATATCTCTACGTCTTGCGTAAATATGCCGGATATTTAATCCTAATGCTTTAGATACTTTAGACGCTGAATTGTACTTGTTCCATACTGCAATAAATTCTTCGTCAGTCGTTCGCATTAGTTCACCCTACGGACAAATTCACCACACCAATCCGTTCGACCAGTAACCGGATAGCAACTGTCATAATCGCCTTCCATTTCAATAATCGTAGGTGGGTATCGGTAGCAGAAGCCTACATCTTCCTTAGGCTCGCAAGTATAGAAAGCGCAGCTAATACAAGCTGGCATACAGTCATCAGGTATTGATTTTTTAGACATTTATTCTATATATCATGTAGTTATTGCAATAATATTACAAATCACATTAAATACATAGCACGTTCATCTTTTCTTCTATTAACGAGTCCTTTAAGAACCTTACCGCCTCCTAAAGAATACTTTAAGAACTCATCAGCCGCACCGTCATAGTCACCTCGATTATGCTTCTGACGTAGAGTTGACCTCTGTAGCGTTCCTAGCCCTACGTTAAACGCAAAAGAGACCAGAGCGTCAAACCTCCCTTGAGTAATCCCAGAAGGGCAATAACGTAATACACCTCGTTCAAAACGCTGCAAATCAGCCGCAAGAATTGCATTGACCTCATCCATTGATAATTTACGATTCCAGCCATCCGGTATTTCCAGATAACTGCGCTCCTCAAATGGTACTTTAGCGTGATTAGGATCAATGACATGACCTACACCAACCGTCCACAATCGTGCAGGACAACGGTAAGGTTTAATCCTTACCCCCTCGTGGTGCATTATGGTTTTAAGTGCATTATCACTTACCTTCATTTTTTGCCAAATGCCTGAGTACCGAACCAAAATGCTATAACGCTAGCCCATATCAACTGAGTATCAGAATCCCATACCTCGTCAATCATAATCTTGAATGGCACGTTCTGAGTCCATGCGTACCAGACACCAGCTATATCGATAGCCACTAGAAGGAAGAATAGACCGTAGGTGACCGTAGGACGCACCATAGCCCTTGCATTGATTACCCATTGACTAGCACCCTTACCGATCTCTATATCGTGGCTATAGAGTGCTTTACGCTCGTCTGAAGCAGTCTGTATCTGTATCTGCTCTGTGTGTATTTCTTCAACACGTTCCTGAGACTGGAAACCTGCTTTCTGCATCTCTAGCTGCATCTGGACTTGAACCTGAGCCATCGCTAATTCATGCTTCTTGTCAGACTTATCCTGAAAGAAATTAAGCAGACTAGGAAGTCCACCCGATAGAAACGACATAAATGTAGAGAGTAGAGTAAGCATCATTAACCTTTTTATGCAAAAGCAACCAGTTGTTATCGTTCCTGTACTTCTAACATCATTTTTGTGCGTAATTCACGCATCTTCTTTGTTTCTTCCATTGCCATAGCAGTAGCGTTAGACATATCGCCATACATAATTGCCAGCGCAGGAATCGCAACAACTAGCACAAGACACACCACAAGGATGGCAAAGAAAACTGCCCACGAAACGTGTGACTCATTCGGATCAGAATCATTACCCATAGGAACCACAATATTATGAACACTACCGCGAGAATTAACGTCATCTGCTCTGCGATTTTTCTTTTTATATTTGCCCGTCGCCATATTGTTGCCTGTTGCTTCAATAATTCTTGACGTTGAACCTCTGCTCGTTCTAACTTAACTCTATCGCGCATTACCTCAAACTCAGACCAAATAGCACCCAATTCTTTAGGAGCCGAATATACGAGCGTCTCGCGTAATTCTGTTTCTAGCCGGATCATTTCCTTCTGAGCCAATATACGATTAAACGCTTCTTGGTTTACCGATAGCTCAGGATCACGAACCTTCTTAGTCTTTAATTCTTCCTCGTGTACGTGTTTCTCAAGTTGCTCATGCGCTTTGAAAAATCCACCCAAATGACTACTAATGTCAGCAACCACATCTTTGGCTTTACCGTATGCGTCAACCAACTCCATACCATCAGCCTTAGCCTGTTGATACAGTTCACAACCTTGTTTAATTGCACTTGCAGCCAGTTTTGCAGCAGCAAGAATTGTAAGTGGGTCCACATTTATTTAGGAAGCTGACCGTTACCAGCCATCCAGATCATTAGACCTAGAGCACCAGCACCAACTATCCAGAATATCTTTTTTACAACCGACCGACCAACTTCTTCATAGATACGCTTAAACGCTACTTCAGCAGCACGTTCCGCAATATGGTCAATCTGCTCGTCTGTTAATTGTATTTTGTCCATTATGCAACTCGCTTCCACATATAAACAGTAATATAAGGTTGTAAATTAGCGTTAGTACCTGATGAACCAGTTGATTGAATAGATATGCCAGTAGATGCAGATTCTGTGTTCATTGAATCAGTTCTTGTTGTTCCTGACGTTAATGTTGCTGCACCGCCATTATCACTACCACGTTGAGCACTAACTGAATCAGAATTACCATGAGAGTGTTCAGGATCACTAACTGAGTGAGTATGGCTTACTACGATAGCGTCTTTAGAACCACCAGTTTCTTCAACAGTATCAAATGACGAATCACTTGCGTTAAGACCAACTAATACACGACCAGCACCAAATGCAGTCCATGTACCAAATCCAAACAATGTAGCTGGATTAGTGCTAACGGACGCATTGATATATATTGAGCCTACTGGATAAGCAAGAGCTACAGAGTTACCAACATAAGCCGTAGTAGCTACCTTAGTAGAGTTATCTCCAGCCGATTGCGTAGTAGCAGTAGCTGATGCGCCTAACGCTACAGTAGAGCTAAATACAGCAGCACCAGTACAAGTAAATGCACCACCTACGACAAAGCTATCAGCGTCTGTGCCTGTTTGCTGATCTTTAAGCTGTGCCATTAATTCGCGTATAGCATTGTTAATACCTGATGGAGCACATCCCTCAGCTATGTTAATGCCGCCAATATCCGTGTTATTGGATGCGGTAGCACTATATTCACTAATCTTGTTCTTTGCCATGATTATTGCCCATATATCTGTTGAAGTTGCTCAGACGTTACGTCTAACGGAACTTGTGGAGAAATTAAACCTCTACCACCAGTAATAGCTGGAACAGGTATTTGTTTTGGAACTGGAGCACCTAAACGCATCATATCTGCTAGACGTTCCACAGACTGACGTCTTAATGCAGTAGCACCTAATCTTGATAAACCAGCACCAGCAGCTAACGGTATTCCAATAGTAGGCTCATAAATTGACGCACCACCAGCAAATGCACCACTAACAGGACCTGTAGGAGCAAATCTACCAAAGAATTTTAATAGATTTTGAGCAGTTGTACCTTTAGCAGCAGCAGTAATTTCAGCTTGTTCAGCTTTAGTAAATAACCGCATTTTCTTATCATTCTTAGCCAACTGACGAAGCTGTTGTGCCATAGAGTTTTCAGCACCAGATGCAGTAAATTTACTTTGATCTAACTTAGCATTTTCAAGCATAGTTTCAAATACATCAGCTTTCATCAGCTTAGAATATTCTCCTCTAGCTTGTTGCCAAACAGCAGTTCCTGTTTTTGTATTAGTACCAAGAATATCGCTAGTAGGAGCATTAGCTACATAATCATCAAATTGATCTTTAAGAATAGTAGCTAAACGGCGCTCTGCTGGATCAGCACTAGCCTGAGCACCTTGAATTACTTTGCGAAGCGCCTGAAGCTCTGTGAAATCCTTACGCATAGTTGGATTAGTTAATTCTTGTATAGCAGCATCAATTTTAGGATAGGCAGTAGGCGTATAACCTTCTTTACGAAGATCAGTAGCTACGGTAGCCATTTTCTGTGTGAATCTTGGTGTGCTAAACGCAATACCAGCTTGTTCAGCTTGTTTAAACAATTGACTAGATTTTGCAGCTAAATCTTCGGCAGTAGGACCAACTCTAGGACGAGCACCAACACCAAATGCAGCACCAGTTGCAAGACCAGCTCCAGCACCAGCCACAGGACCAAATTCTTCACCTACACCTTGAGCAACAGCAGCAGCAGGAGCAGCAGCAGCTATTTGTCTGCCGGGAGCCTGAGATAACATCTCTGCTATTCTTCTACCTAAATCAGTAGTCGCAGTTTTAGCTAATCTGGTAGCACCTGCAATTTGACTTCCAGCACCACCTAAAGCACCAATAGCAGCTTGACCCATACGTTCAGCCGTTGTTTCTGCTTGTGGCAATCCAATACGAGTCATTAGATTTTCTACAGCGCCAGCAGGAGATGGTATTTGATATTGTTGCGGTAATACGACATTAGCAGCTTGTGTAGCTAATTCAGCAGCAGGTAAAGCCAATGTGCCAGCCATAACCCCTACAGGACCAAATGGAGCACCGATAGCAGCACCAGCAGCCACAGGAGCAAGACCTCTAGCCGCAATACCTAAACCACGCTGAACTTCCTGACCAGTAGTTCTAGGCGGCATTGATTGAAGCGCATAATCATACGCTTGCTGATCTGTAAGCTCTGTATCTGAATTAACTTCAAATGAACCAGAACCGGGAATAGTGACATCGTAACTAAACTTAGCCATTTATTTCCTCTTTACCGTTACACCACTAGGAAGTCCACTAGGTTGTTGCTGCACAACTCCACCTTTAAGAATATCGTCAAACTCACCTTGATAGCCATAAGTACGAGCATATTCGTTAGGAATTGTCTTTAATGCACGATTAGCACTATTAATATATTGCTGTAACTGCTTTCTTAATTCAGTCTCTTTTAAACCTGCTTTTAATGATGCTTGAATATTAGACAATGCAGACATTTCTTTTTCTGTAACACTACCAACAGCACCGCCAGTAGGAGATGCAGCTCTCATCTTCTGAATTTCACTAACAAATGAGCGTGTTTGCAGATTTTCTAACTTTGCAGCACCAGTAAAAGCATCAGTACCCGGAACTCTAGCGACTGCTGGACCTGTTAAACCAGAAATAGCTCTTAATTCTTTAGGGCTATTAAGCAATGCTTGAGCAGCATCTCTAGCATCCACCAATTGCGTTACCGTATAGTTTACCAATCCAATAGTTGCAGGTTGAGCAGCAATTATCTTTTGCTTTTCTTTTGGTGGAATTTTTGTATCAGGCTGTTGAATTAATGGCGTTACTTTGCCAATATCAACTGCTGGTTTAGCTTGCTGACCAAATTTAGGTGCTGCCTCACCAGTTCTTTGCATTTCAGGAGCAACTCTAGGAGCAGGAGGCTGTTCCATTGGCGGTATTGCACTACGAATAGTAGGAGCAGTTGGAGTAACGACAGGAGCCTGAACAGGTTGAGCAGCTACGCTAGGAGCAACTACCTGAGCCTGAGGAGCAACTATACCGCCTAACATTTGCTCACGAGATGTAGGCAATGCAGGAGCAGCGCCAGTTTCAAACTTTAGCTTTTGAGCATCAATAGCAATCTTTGTTTGATCTGCTTGTGTAGGAGCATTTGCATAAGCAAGTATGTTTCTATTTTGGTCAGGAGTTAATTTAGTTTGATCGTTAGTTCCAAACATCGTAACAGCATAATTTCCTGCTATACCATCAAACTTATATTGTTTACCAGACTCCAATACAGCAGTATCTACTCTTTGAATCGCAGTTAAAATTTGATCTGGCTTTAAAGTATCTTTAATGTCTGCAATAGCTTGATACTGAGCTTTAAATTGCTCAGGAGCTTTTTCAATTCTCCCTTTAATATCAATATCACCCGCAATTACTTGCAATTGACGTTCACGCAGCCTTTCAGCCATATCGACAGAAGCCTTTGCCTCTGTTGGTTTACGCATAGAACGATATGCAGCAGCATCAGCTAATGATTCATTAATTTGACGCTCAAGATTACCTATCTCTTTGTTTCCTGAGACCGTAACTGGAGCCATACCAGCTTCAGACGGAGCAGCAGAACTAGGAGTAGCCGCAGCACCCTGAGGCATATATTGTTCACGCTGACGTTGAAACGCTTTAATTTCAGCATATTGTTTAATTGCATCAGCAGGATTAGAACGAATATAAGCAATAGCAGAAGGATCATTAGCAATCGCAGGGTCTTGCAATAGATTATTAATAGCTTGCTGAGTTTGAGTATTTTGCTGCATTTGCAACTTTAACTGAGCTAACCTCTGCGCGTTAGCCATCTGCTCTATACCGCCTTGATATGCCTGACCTGATGCACCGTAACCAGCACCTAAAGCACCTATAACATTTTGCAGTCCAGACCGTCTAGGACCTTGTTTACTCATGCCTTGAGCTAATGCAGCAGCAGCACCCAATAAACCGGCAATATTGGAACGCTGAGAAAGACCAGTCGATTCTTGTGGACTTAGTAATCCTTCATACATTGAACCTTGCTGACCAAATATGTTAGGAATGTAATCATTTATAGCCATACATCACCTATAGCAAAGAAAATGGTTGTGGACGAGCTACAGTCTGTTGCTGAGGATTTAATAGACTCATGTAATCCATTGGCTGAGGCTGACCTTGCCGAATTTGACCAGCAGGAGCCATCTGCATAGGTTGCTCAGGCTCAAATGCACTTTGAGCTAAACTCATCCCTGCTTGTGCAGTAAAAGGATTCTGGTTTAAATATTTATTAGCAGCACCAATATCAGAACCTATGCCTGAAAATCCAGCACCAACACGTTGCATAAGAGTAGGATTGACTGCACTTTGAGCAGCAGCTAAATTACCACCAGCAAAACCACTAGCAGCAGATGTAGTTCCCAATGCTGGAGCAGCACTGCCAGCACCCATAGCACCGCCAGCAAATGAACCACCAGCAGCACCTAAAGCACCACCCATCATTGCACCTTGAATCGGATTCTTGCTAGTTAATGCACCACCAACAGCACCAATCATCATACCTGTAGTAACTGGATCACCCATTATTTGCCTCCTGATGGCGTAGCTGTTTGTGTCGTAACGCTTCCTTGAGGAGCGGTAGAGTACAAATTAGCGTATTGCTGTAACTTCATTTGTGGCAGATTTTCCTGATAATTGTAGCGATTAATATCAGATTGCAATTTATTCATATCGTAGTTTTCACTAATTTGACCAGTTTTACCTAATGCAGTAATGTCAAAATAATCAGCTTGAGCCATTTGTGGAGCCATACCAGTCGCTTGCATTTGACGCTGACGTTCAGCCTCAGCACTCTGATAAGCTAAGTTACCGCCTTGTTCAGCTAAAGAACGAGCGAATATGTCTTGAGCCGTACCTACTTGTTGACCCATAGAACTAGAGCCATAACGACCTTTAGATGCTGCGTCTGATTGCAGATTTTGAATGTTTCTGTTGAATTGTTCGCCAGATAAACGATTAACCTGACCTAAAGCACCAGCTAGGAATGGGTTAACACCTTGTCCTTGAATTGTGGCTAGTGTTTGAGCCTGTGCAGCATCCAACAATGGAGAGCCAGCTAATGCTCGTTGTTCAGCTAGTTGTAAGGCTTGCTGAGTCTGTGAAGATGGACCTACATAGGTCTGCCCCGGATAATACTGAGGACCTTGACCTTGATAGAGTCGTGTTTCGTCCACAACTCCATATTTAAACAATGGTGCAAAACGAGGCTA